ACTATGACAAAACCTTTTCTCTACTTTCAATGTAATATATAGTTATGCAGATAAAACTTTCTTTATCCGTTTCACATGGCCTGTATCGAAGTCAACCATTTCAACCCATTCTCCATCTTCCTCTTTAATTGACGTATCTTCCGAATGAAAATCTTTGACCCTTCGATTCATCAAATAACCACGTTCACGAAGCATGCCGACCAACAAAACAAAGCTGCTATCCAATATTTGTTCATGAGAATAGCCGAAAGCCTCGTTGCAGGTCACTAAGAACATGAAGCTGCTTTGAGGGCCTTCTTCTTCCATGTCTCGCTGTTTTTCTGAAGGGCTATTATCTCCACTTCGCTTAACGGGCTCACAGCTTCCAGCGCTATGATAGTACGAGAAAAAGGGTTACAGCCTACCCGGTACAAGACGGCATTCAGAAGGATATAGATATCCTCCCATGTACAGTTGTCTTTCAGAACTTCCCGGAACCAGGCCGGCATATCACCTTTCTTATTATGAATGCCAAGACATACGATTTCAAAGATAAGTTCGTCATATTTGGCTATCAGTTCGGCGACCTGATTGGAAAATCCTTTATTCTTATCAGCAATCAAAACTTCTCTATCCTCTTTATCGATATAAAGCAAAAGAGGCTTTATTCGAAACCAGGTGCGGACAGTGATCGGGGTTATGGCGATACTATCCCCTACCGTCTTTCCTTCCGGTAATGATTCAAGCCGGGTAAATTCAAACGGAATGGTTACCGGCTGACAAGAAACGGATTCACTTTCTAACTGGAGTACTTGTTTTACACTCATATTTTCGATTAAAATATAAAAGCCCCGGATAGTTCCGAGGCTTTCGATAACCTAAACAACAGTCCTTAATTATTCTGCTGCTTGTACGGCTTCTGTTTCTGCGCTTGTCTTCTCTCCGGAATACAAACCGTTTGCCATAAACTTGACAAGGATTTTATCGCCTTCATTTTCCGGCTGGATCATATAACTGTCACCAATAGCCCCCTCAATATCTTGGGCTTCTCCCTGGCCATCCACTTTACGTTGCCATTGGAAATCACCAGTCGCTTCCGCAGGTGTCAAGGTGGCCATAAGCGTTTCACCAACTCTGGGTGTACCGGTGATTGCAACTGCCGTTACCGGAGTAAGGGTTACATTCATCACCGCCCGACCGAACGAAGATCGTTGCTGCCCAGCAGAGGTAATTGCTGCCAAACGGGTACATTTAACTAGCAAAAGGTCTGTTTGTTCTGAAGACGGAGCCTGACTCAAGCGGGCACTGACTTTACAAATGGCAAATGTATATTCCGTATACTTACCTTTGTACGGTGTTGTCTGTATCTTGAACGATTTGCGGATATTTGGAATATCAATCGGAGCATTCCACTTACCACCACTTACAGAACCACCACAAAACGCGAGCATCTCCTGAGCTGTCGGCGACGGGATAGCAAATTCAAAACTATCCGGGTCGCCAGCCTTATCGAATGACTCCCAGGGATCTTTCATCCCTTCCGCACGGAAATCGACAGAGGTCGCTTCATTGAAATTGAAAGCAACTGAGCCTTCATGAACGATCGGACACTGTGTATAAATAGAGGCCGGAACACCATCACCGGGGTCACCATATCCTAAGAAGGATACGCCTACCGCCAAACTTCTTTCATTAGCCATATTCTTAATCTATTTCTGTTATTACTTCAAATCTTATATTCGTACAATCGAAGCCTTCTTTTGCTTCGCCAAGAGGTTCGGACCATACGATCCGAGATTTCCAATACATGCCGAAAGGAGGTGTGATATTTCGTAGTGCAGACTTAACTTTTCGTGTCACTCCTTTCATTAGCTGTCGATCAGGCCTGCCTTTCGCTTGATTCTTCACAAATACGTTGATATTAACCGAACCTTTATTCACAACCTCTGTTTCATTTAACGTGAGCATCCGGATTGTGATATGATTCTTTGTCTCACCATCACCAGAGCGATCTTTGTACAGAATAAAGCTCGTACTGACCGGTTCAACCGCATCATACACGATATCTACTATATCAAACTGATCAGCCATGTTCAATATCCTTTCTCAGCGAGTTTATCAAATAACATTCGACTCTGTTTCTTGATCCAATCCTCGGCATGTTCCGTGGCAACGGAGATAACATCCAGATTTTCGATTGCTTCCACATACTTGGCATAAGGCATAGCGGCTACACCAATCAATACCCAGCCATTCTTATAAAGGGGGAGTAATTCTGATACGAGCCTTTTAGCCTCTCTCAATCCCGTATATTTATCGGTACCTTTCTTATCTGACAACTCGTAGTTCTCGGTCAATATATCGCCATCCTTGACGATCACATAACCGATAGAGCTACGGAGGTTACCAGTATGATCCTGATAGTTTCCTTTCTTTCGGGCAATCTTCACGAACTCTTCCCCGGCACGTTGCAATAATTTGTATATCCGCTCTTCCGCCCGGTCCACATAATAATCGAACCAACGTTCTACTTCTCTATCGCTCCACATCGGAGTCAAACCACCTTTCCTTGCCATAAGCTACACATAGATTACAGAGTGAGTCTGAAACGGTTCCCAGCTAATGATATCCACATCGAGAGCGATACTGTCAATCCGGATATGCTTCGCATTTTCCACAGGACGGGCCTTTGTCGAGAACTCACCGTGTACGATAAATTCCTTCCCATCGACATTCCGCTTCAATTGCTGTCCGCTATTGGATGGAAAGTATTGCCCTGTAACCTCTATTTCCGTCGGTTCTCCGGCAACCCATTCCCCTTTTACCAATTGTCCGGATTGGATTGTTACTATCGCTTTATGTGAATACCGTCTTACCATCTGTTTCGTGCCCTTCCTTTTGGAACTTCAATCTTATTCCCGATCAGTTCTGCTTTCTCCGGTTCTCCACCTTCCCTATACAGCCGTTTTGCCGTAGCGTCATACCAGGAACGAGGATAAGTGATAGAGAGTTTGTTTTCTGTGAAGTCCGGTAGACCACCGACCATTGAATACAGGTCGGCAGCCACCAGCTTTTGTTTTTGAATATCGATCGTCTTACTATCCTCTGTACCTTCAAGGCCGCGTCCCGGCAAAACGACGTTGTCCAAAAAATCTTCACAGTCGGCAAGACCGGGATAAGCAAGTATTGTATCTCGGATCGTCTTATCCATGGCCGTTATTCTCCGTTTTCGGTATCCTGAATCGTTTGATCTTCCGGTTCAACAGTTTCACCTAAGAATGTTGCCGGGATATCATCCGTACCTTCAGTATCTTCAGATGCGCTCCAATCCTTGCCATCCACCTTCATGATGAACATGGCATCCGGATCGTTTACGACAGGGATAGCATTTGCTTCTGCTTTCGTCCATTCCTTGAACGGTTCCAGTTCAGACCATTTGGTAACCAATACCCAATCCTGTTTTACCATGAGGGCAATCTTCTGCAAGGTAGCGGAAGATTCGGCTGCAATCGGTCCGTGTTGGATATCACCAACCTTCAAATCCTCCAAGAAACATACACGTTTACGCTCCCACGGATTGATCGTCTTACGACGATGAGCCTTGTCCTCGATACGGACAGACGGATTCACAGTAATGATCTTCACCGGGATTTCCTGTTCGGCCAGATACTCGTTGATAAGATTTTTCGTCACCAATATTTTTGAAGACGAATTAACCCATGCCTTCAATGTGTCGAATGTTGATTTCTGCTTCTTCAACAAAGAGAAGTCAGCCACGTGCATCACTACATAGCGAATCGTTACTCCCTCGGCAGAAGCAGCAACAACCGTATCTTCGATATCCTGCAAGCCGTTGGCCGTTGAAGCGTTGCTCCAATCTACAGAAGATTTACGCTGGTTCTTCTTCGGCATATCACAACCAACAAACTCAGCCGTAACGACACCGCTATTATTCTTTGCCGACAAATGGAAACCCGCACGGCTCATGAGCTGCATACACCACCATTCGAAACGGGCACGGACAGAGTTATACACGAAATCCTGATCCTTGAAAGCCAGGTTCAGCAATGCCAATTGATCTGCGTCACCCTGTGCGTCACGTTCCAACTGTTTGTACTCGTTGTAATCACTTTCGTTCATACCACGCTTAACGGCTATCTTTGGAATATCACCGGACAACTTGCTGATTACCTCGCGCGTCTTCTGCGGAGCGGAAGCGTCAAAAGAGATCACATCTGCCATTACCGGAGCACCCTTCTCGCCGGTCAGTGTCTCCCACTTCAACGAAGTCTTTCTTTTCACCCCGAAGAAGTTCGGGAAAACGACTGGTTTCACATGCCGGGTATTCAAACGAGCCGCCATGTTCTTTTTATTCACCTGTTTAATTAAACTTCTTTCCATATATCAGATTTTAATGGATTACACAAAACGGATAAACGACATTAATGCCTTTAAGTCCTTATCTACCGGGAACGGCATACAGGATTCGTTTACCGTACCTCTTACCAATAACCCGGACTGCTGGTTAGCTACAGTCAAGTCGACTTTATTCATCGTGACGACCAATTCGCCATCATAAGGTAACTTGGCGGCTTTCGCAGCCTGCTTGTCTTTAGCCTGAACCAATACTTGACCTTTTGTTGCAGCCCCAATCGTTGCTGCCAGCGTAATCGTATCGAAATCCGCATTACTCTTATCAATAGCTGTGATCTTATCGGAAGCGCCAGTCAAAGCGCCACCAATCGTCACGAAGTCACCCACACCGAACAGATGATTCTTGGCCACCTTATAAGTTGTTTCACTACCTGCATCGGAAGCCATTGCCGTCTTCAATACATGATACAGCCCTGTTTCCGGATCTTTTACTACTATTACAATCGGAGGCAGTTCGTCCAACGCCTTGCCATTGAACAAAGCGTTCTGCAAGTCTCTGCGATCAATCGTCCCACCACCGATCACATCCTCAATAATCTTTTCAATTCCGGGAGGATACTGGAATTCTCTTTCTCTTTTTCTGTACATAACGTTACACTTTACTTGGATTATTCAATACCCAGGTTTACCACACCGGGATTATTTGCACTATTATCGACGTCCTGATCCATCAGCTTCGCCCAATCCGCTTCGGAACGGTCCTGAAGATTTACGGAACCGGGAGCGTAATCGCCACGAGCCACAGCATCATCGATCGCCTTTTGCTGGATTCCGGTATATTCTTCGGATAGTGTCTTGATCTGATCCTCGATAGACGTTTCAGAAGCCAAATCCACACGTCCCAGCCAGCTGTCCGGAAGACCGGCATCTTTCAACTGCTTCCGAACTGTTTCTTTTTTGGCTTCGTTTGCCGAGTTAGTAATGGAATCACCCACCTTTTTAGCCATATCATCGACACTCTTCTTCATACTTTCCAGATAAGCTTTTACTTCCGGGCTAAGATCCTTCAACAGCTCTTCTTCCGTTTTCTTATTCTTATCCGGATCTTCCACCGGTTTACCGTCTTTTAATCCATGTTTTGCTTCGTATGCAGCGACCGCAGCCGTTTCAGCCGTAGTCTTAGCTTCATTCTCTGCCTCCTGGATAGCCGGAAGGATATTTTCTTTGAACAGGTCCACAAAAGCCTCCATTCCTTCAGCTTTTTCGATTTTGAACGTCTTCTGAATACGTTCCGCATACTTCTCTGGCACGCCTTTCGTCTTACATGCCGCCTTGATTAAATCTAAAATTGTCATAAGAGTTTTCTGTTTAAAATATAAAGACGATTAGGATTTTACTGACATAAAAAAAGCCCATGGACACGTCCACAGGCTAAAACTTTTCAGTTTTTATTTATCTCCAAGGTACTTATCTATCATCTTTATGATATAATGGATTATAATCTCTTTCGAGAT